GCAAACTTCCAAGTTCTCCCCGAGGCCACTTGATTCTAAATTCATTATTCTTTTCAATATCACCACTAAGTGTCTTAGTTACTTGCTCTAAATCTTTTTCTAAAAGGGTTCCACTAGTTTCTAGTTTGTTTAATCTTTCAATGACGCCAAAAAAAGCGTACACGCCAATAGCAACGGCCCCGACGATGGCCAAAAGGTTTCTCATCGGCATAGAAATTGCCGTGTTATCTGAAATTTTCATTATTTAAACCACTGTAAGTACATTAGCCAAGGCACTAATATAGGCCAGACTATGTGTTCTACAATTTCGTATAGCACAGCGAGTGTTAATAAGATAGCCCAGAACTTCGAAGTCTTTGCTTTTTTAGAAAGAAATCCAAATAGTTTAGAGTGCCATAACCCTATCTTTCGGATGATTGTATTCATTTTTAATTACAGTTAGATTTATCTAAATCTACAGGTTTGCCATCGCTATGAAACCACACCCATGAAGAAATCTTAGTTCCTTCTTGCGTATAGGTACATTTTTTGCCTACAGAGCATGCGCTCAAGGCAAATAAGATGATAAAAAATATAGCTATTTTATTCATTGTTTCCTTATTATATGTTTTCTTAAAGCTCTAACTAATCTTTCTATATTATCTATAATGTCAATTAAAACTTTGTCTTTGATGAAGTGTTGTTCTGATTTTAATTCATCATATTCTTGTAAAGGAATAGTGACAGTTCGCATTAAACCTGATTCATTTTCGTAAGATGCGGCTTCGGCTCGTTCTTGTTCGTCGTCTACTGACATGATTCACATTCATTAGTATCATCGACTACTAGTCCTTCGGGTTCTTTACACTCGCAGTTTGTGCAGGTGCACCCCTCGTGATCAGCCTCTATACAATGACATAGGTGTCCACATTTTTTACAGGTTTTTTCAGTCATAATTACTTATAGTAGTCTTTCCAGAACCACTTGACAAATTTTTTCCACCATTTTTCAATCACCGTGGTCTCCTCAACGTTGTAGGAGAGTCTATCTGACTAAAACTTCTAGTTTGCTAAGAAATAAACAGCAATAATAACTACCACAACAGCGGCAGATATTTTTTTATGAGCTAATGCTAATGCCCATAGTTGTTTTATTTTGTCCATAGTTCCTCCTAATTTATATTACCCCAATTTTCACCAGCTTCATAGTCCACTTTGTTAGGTACTTCTAGCTCAACTGAAGATTCCATTATTTGTACTATTTGTTTAGCCTGTTTATCATCTTTGACAGAAATGTCTAGTTCATCATGTACCTGGATATGCGGTATAATTCCTACTTTATATAGTTCCAGCATCGCTTTTTTGGTCATATCCGCGGCTGATCCCTGTATTAATTTATTTAATGCTTTGTACGTATAAGCCCTTTTGATCCCTGGTCCGTGTTCCCTGAGCGCGTCTTCGTGAGGCAATGCCTTATGAATCCCGAATTGATTGGGCTCCCATAAATGAAACCTGCACAATCGTCCAAGAAGCGTTCTTATTTTACCACTATCCTGGGCACGGCGCATGACGGCATACATGAGTTGTTTTACAAAAGGAACTCGTGTATGATATTGGCCAAAAATTTCTTCAGCTTTTTCTTTATTCACTCCTAATTCTGCCTGGAGTTTATTTTTTCCCATTCCATAAAATAATCCTAAATTAATGGTTTTAGCTTGGAGTCTTGGAATGTTGGCCATGTCAGCCACAATGGTATGGAAATCTGCATCGCCAGCTTTATAAGCATCTAAAACATCATTGACTCCATGTAGATTTTGTAAAGCTGAATAATGTACGACGAGTCTTGGTTCTTGTTGTGAATAATCAAAGCATCCCCACTTACATCCTTCCTCAGGAAGAAATAAAGATCTGATCCGTGGTCCAAGATTCTTGTTGCGTGCTGGAATTTGTTGAAGGTTCGGGTTACTATAACTAAATCGTCCGGTTACGGTTCCCCCGTTATCTCCCCTTAGTTGATTAATCTCTGCAAAGATACGACCTCGATGAGTATGTTTTAAAATGGTATCAATGAAGGTGGTATGAGCTTTATTAATCTCTCTCGCCTTCGCAATCTTTTGAACAGTTGGATGAGGATGATTCATTAAAAAATTTTTAGTAAAACTAGGGGCCTGCGTCTTAACGGTTCGATCATACGGTAATTTTAATTTATCAAAAACTTTTGCGATGGATCGTGCCGCCCAAATCTGTACTTCGACGTTCGTCTTTTGTTTTACTTCATGGAGTAATTTTTTCTCTTGTTCTACTAATGTTTTCTTTTCGTTCGCAGCTTGTTCTTGGTTTACACGTACCCCGAGAAACCGCATATCTACCAGACAGGGGAATAAGTCGGTTTCTAATTTCCATATGTCATAAATATCTTGATGCTCAATTTCTTTTTTTAATTCTTGCCATAGCTTGTAGGTGAGTTCTGCATCTTTTTCAGCGTAAGATCCTACATACATTGCTGGCAGTTTGTACATTTCTGCTTTAGCATCAACTCCCCATTCTTTCGCAGCTGCGTAGAGTGCTCCTTCATCTTTTCCCTGGCCTAGATAACGTTTAGAACAGTTATTTAAATCATAACGCAATTGATTTTCATCCACGAGAGCGGATGCAATCATGGTGTCTATAATTCTTCCTCTAATAGTAAAACCCTCAGAACGTAGCCAACAAACGTCATAGATAGCATTATGAAAAATTTTACGAGCGTTGCTGTTTAAAACTTCTTGGAGCCATTTTTTTACGATTCCTTTATCCATATTGCCACCGCCTTCATGAGCGATAGGAAAATATCCTACCCAGGTTTGAGTAGCTACTGAAATTCCAACAATCTTTCCATTTTTTACAATAGAGCCTGATCCCATAGCATGATTTAAATTTGGATCTTTGGTTTCTAAATCAATTGCGATTTCATATTCGTGGCTTAAATCCGGAAATTGTTCCGGGGGTACCCATTCCGTTTGCGGTTTAAATAAAGGATATTGTAAGCTCATTTTTTTAATGTAAATCCTGCTGGCACGGGTTTAAGATGAGCATCGTCTGCATAGTCTCTTTCAATTGCCATATCAATATAATGTTTAGCTTTTAATAAATCTTGCTTTTGTCCTTTCTGTTTGTGTCTGCATAAATACTTTATAGCATTTCCTTCGGCAAAAAGAATATTATTTTTATTAATAAATTCACTTGGTTGAATTTTCATAGAAGCATAGTGGCTCCCTCCTATTTGTTTTTTATAAGTGTCGCTCATAATAGATAACTTTTGTAAACATCTTTCGGTTCTACAATATGTAAATGTTCCTTGGTCCGTGTTGCACCTACATAGAACAATCGATTAACATCATCGGGTCTTTGTTCATATTCTCCATAGGTACGCCTTGTTAAATCTGTTAGAAGAACAACGTTTTCACATTCCCCTCCTTTGGCACCATGGATTGTAGAAAGCACAATTCGCGGTGCCTGATTCAGTTTTTCTCCATTTTGTCGCATCTTTCTAATATAAGAAACTCGTCTAAAAGGGGCTTCATCTAAAGCTTCATACCAAACCTTATCCGTTCTTAATCCAAATGTATTGTAGCAATCTTTTAAAGTATAAAAAGAATTCTTATCCATTAAAGCTATTTCCTGCTTCTGTATGTTGGTGGGACTCATATAACTATATATTTGAACAATAGAAGCATAGTCTAGGGTAGCCCCTTTTCTCCATTTTTCCCAATCCGTTATTGCCTGATATAAATCAGACTCATATCCTTTTTTATATTTATTAAGATAAAAATACCCCTTTTGATAAAGCACTTCTTCTAATTCTTCTAATAAGGATCGTGTTCGAGCGAGAATTAACCATTCTCCTTTAGACATATCAATTTCTCTAAAATCAGAATACATAGAAACTTTTCCCTGTTTCATTTTAGGTTTCCATAATTTTGGAATTCGTGTGTTAACTTTACCTATTATCTTCATTGCCATCTCATGAATTTTAGCTGGAATACGATAGGATTGAACAAGATTAATAAATTTCCCCTTGAGGGCAATAAAACTATCTACATCTGCGCCGGCCCATTTAAAGATAGCCTGGTCGTCATCACCGGCTACATAATTATTCTTTGTTTTATTCCAAATGGTTTTAACCATATCCCATTGCATTAAAGAAAGATCCTGAGCCTCATCAACAAAGACTACATCAAAGTGAGGAGAAGCATCGGATTTAATAAATTTTAAAATCATGTCGTTAAAATCCACTAAGCCATATTCTTTTTTGTATCTTTCTAGTTCCCCTTCAATAATTTTAAGTTTATCAAACTCAACATCCTGCGTATGTTCTTTTAGATCGTATTGTTTTTCGAAGGAAATATTTCTTAGTTTTGCCAATTGAATAATTCTTAAATAATCACTTTTGGTAGAAAAAATTCCATTCATCTCTTGATCATTTTCTTCATAGTCTACTGGAAAACCAAGTTTGTTTCCTAAATCTGCGTAGTGTCTTTTTTGCATTACATTTTGTTTTTGAACACCGAGTCTACGAAATGCCAAAGAATGCAGCGTTCTAAAATAAGGTAGGTCATCCTCACTTAAATTAAATTTTTCCATGGCTCTATCTCTTGCTTCGTAGGCAGCTTTTTGAGTGAAAGCAAAATAGCCTATTCTATTTGGATCGGTTTGTTTTAGATATTTATCTACGAGATTTAAAAGAGTTGTAGTTTTTCCTGTTCCTGGTGGGCCAAGTACAATGGTTTTCATTTATATCTCCACTTCATTTTTTCTTCTTTTCATAGTCTTCATATTCTTTAATTTCATTTTAGTTTTTCAACCATATCAAATACCGAAGACAAACACGTAGGACAAAAAGCGACGGGTATTATACCAAATTCCCCCAGGGTTCCCCCTTCTTCATCTAAATCAAATTTACATTGGCACGTAGAACACGTTGGATTCTCAGGGGACGGGCAAAAAGTGTCGAGATCTGCTTTTTTCATCTTACCCTCCTAAAGTAACAACGCCATAACCAGGATCGTGTCATGGAAACAACGGTAAAAATTAAAGCGATTCCTAGGCTATCCAGAATCGTAGGATGGAGCCCAAAGAGCGGAAAAATTAGTAACTGGATGAGGATGGCCAGGATGAATCCTGAGCCCACATCGATAACACTTTCTATAAAACATTTTTTAAGCATTAAAAGGGCTCCTTGGGTTTTAGTTCTTTAGATTTATAATCGTCTTGAGATTTTTCAAATGAATTAATAATAGTAACGGTAGGTCGATGTTTACCAATTGTCATTCGATCCGTTGTACAACCACATTCTTCTTTTAACATTTGACTTGTTTCTTGAAATTTAACATCCCATCTTCTTCTTTGTAAAAATCCATAATAAAAAGAATCAAATAAGAAGTAATGTTTTCCTTCTTTTGTGTAGACACTTCCTTTTTTAATATCTTCTTTTTCCACACTTGAAGAAGCTCGATTAGTGCAAAACTCTTCTAGATGATTGGTGAGTTGATCTTTTTTAGTTGTGCCGGTAGGTGGAGTAATTATTTCACGTACGCTAAGTAATTGATTTATAAGGATTTTCCAGTCTTTTAATTTCATACTAGGAGGATAAATTCCTATCCCTGCAATACAGGCTTCTTCAAACAATGATTGTTGTTTTAAATATTTAGCACTTGGAAGCTTAAGTCTTTTGCCATCTACATTTAAGTAATAATAAGGTTCTTCTAATTGAATTTCTTGAAGATCACTTAGGCTAGGAAAGGTCGGAGAATTTCCTATACCATATTTTCTTTTTCTACATAAATCTTTATCACAATAACTACACATGGGTTCATCTTTACATTTATAACCCCAATCCTGTTTTTCATGTTGACTTTTGACCTTGTCAATTTCGTTTTGTTCCAGTTCCCCTATCATATAATCTTTATGAAATTCAGAAACTCTCTCTTTCCAATTCTTCCATTTCTTTTTAGCAAAAACAGCATAATGAAATAAAGCTAAATTTCTATTTTTAGCAATTTTACTTTCTGCTAATATTTCTACACAGGGTGGACCATCAGAAAATTCCGACTCAGCTCTTTTTACTTTAATGCTACTAACGTTGCATTTTTTAAGGTCGGCTATCCCATAGAACTGTTCTAAAGTAGCTGCTGTTCCTTCTTCAGTAAAAGCATAACGTGTTGTTTTATCTCCTTGAAAATAAGGAAGATTTAAAAAGTTTCCTGTATCTTCTTCTGATTTTAATTCTATTTGTTTTGGAAATATTTCTGCATTACCAAATCCTAAGATAGCCCTAATCTCTAAGAGTTTATCTCTCATGATTTTAGCTTCTATGGATTCGGTTGAAAATAAAAAGATATGTGCTCCACCACTTTTAGATCTACATACTACAAGTGGAAGTCGTAAGGTTTGAATTTTTTTTAATAATTTTAAATGATCGAACCCAGCATAACTATCCACATCAATGCATCCCCATTTACATAAATCATTTTCATTGATAGGAATAATTCCTAAAGTTGGTTCAATTCCTTTTAAATGATTTTCAAAATGAGTCCTAGTTACGGCTTCTCTTTTTACGAATGATTTTGTTTTTAATTTAGTCCCATTTTTGGGAAGAGTATTAATATAAGTGCACCCATGTGCTCTTTTTAAACCTTCAAATATATTTATAAATCTATCTACCATTTTATCACCTTTTAAAAGAGGCGACTCCCGCTTGGTTGTCGCCTCCCCCTTGCAAGACATTCACTTAGTGAATTCTTAGTATGGAACGTCTGTATTGGTTTCAGAAGGCGCTTGCTTGATTTTGACTTCCCCCTTGCTCAATCTTTGAGCAAAGTTCTTGGCAATTTCATAGGCGCCTTTGTCTTTGATGGCATCTTGTTTAGATACATCCCAACCATACCATGTTCCTTTGTCGTTAGACATTTGAACAGTTTTTAGCCTATAAATGTGGCTATATGTTGGCGGTGTAAATAAACCATTTTTACCCTTCATTTTGATGCTCATCATCATTGTGTTCCATTTTTTGCTAATCTTTAATTGAGTAGCTTTCATGGAAATCAAAGCAGTTGATGGCGTTGAACCCGATAATAAGACAACAAAATGGTTGGCTGTATTTTCAAGATAATTACCGTTTGGTAATCTATCTTTATTCATTTTGTCTCGAGTGGCTTCCTTAATGGCTCCACTGTTGACTTCATGAATTGCTACAGGAGCACCCATGCTTGTTCCTCTATCCTGCCATTCGACATACTGTCTTTTATAAAAGACAGGTAGTACATCGATCTCATTATAGAGTTCGGTTGTGACAGTATTATATATTTTGCCTGGTTCAGCACCAGTAGTATATTTACTGTCATTCTTATTTACTTCGGGAGATAGTTGTCCCAAAACTTTCAGAAAAGGTAATGCAAGATCTTCTTGCATAATATTCTGAGAGCCAGCATTTGCATCGTCTTCAAATACATTTGGAGCCAATGCGCC